CTAAAATCAACAACATTATCAGAGTTAGAACTACTAAAAATTGTAGCTCCTGATCCTCTTGTTAAGTTTGCACTTGTAGCATCTAATGTTCCAAGTCCAACTTCAAACTCACTTGTGCCTTGATTAAAGATACAATAGTAAGTCGTGTTATTGTTTCCTATTCCTGCTGCAAAAGTTTCAAAACCAGTCACTGCTGCTCCAAGTGCAAACGCACCTGTTCCAGTAGTTGTGCTTGTTACTTTTACTCTATCATTTATAACTAACGCCATAAATTTTCTCCTTATGCCATACTAATAATTGCATTAGCTGGTGTAGTAGGATCAGGAAACGTAATAGTAAAAGTACCATTCGTTGCTGTCTTATTTCCACCAAAATCTAAAACCACTACTAGTCTATTTGCTGTACTATCAACTGTATCTGTATTGTAGATTGCTGCAAAAGCTGCAGTAAAAGATGCACTACTATAAACAACATTATCAAAATCAACTGAAGCAACTGCTGTGCTCGAAGCAACTCCAAGTCTTGTTAATGTTTTAACTGAATAGTTAGTTCCACCTGTTGTATCTACTTCACCGTTTCCAGTACCTGCTAAATACACAGTTGAAGACACTGAATATGGATTAGTTGTGTATAATGAAATTTTAAAAGTGTTTCCTCCTGATGCCTGAAAATCGTGTTGTCCAGACAAAAGTGCACCTCTAAAACTATTTGGTATTATATTTGCCATATTATTTTATCTCCTATTTATAACTTGATGGTGGTTTTACGTTAAGTTGAGCACGAACTTCACCATCTTGATATTCGTCTCGGCGTCTTTGACCGATTTGTTCGATCGCATACGATTCTATTGCCTCATTATATTGGCTTTGATAGTATTGTAACATATCTGTCGGACCTTTCAAGTATCCATATGCATTTACCAGACATGCGTACAAAAGTAAATCTTGATATTTATTTGATAAGTAAGTTCCTGCCGTAGCTGGAGCCGGTGTAGATGTAGTGTCAGTTATAGTTTCTGGCTCTTTATCATAAGCTAATGTTATTTCATAAGTTTGGTCTGGTGTAGGGGCTAACACCCAAAATTCTTCATCCCAATTTGCATAATATTTAGGTATATCTACAGCTGAGGTTCCAGGTGTAGAATAAAATTCTGCTATAAAAGATGTATCTTTTTGCTCTAAATAAAATTGATTACCAGCTGAATCTTTAAATTGAACATATCTAATAGCTCTTAAGTCATCTGGTATTGTTACATATCTATTTCCAATAATGGCATTAGAAGTTGCATAAAAAACACTTTGATCAGTATCAATGGCTCTATGAATTTTATTTTCTGCATTTTTAATTATAGTATCTAAAACTGCATCAGTTAAAACATTACTACCAACTTCAGTATAATTTCTAATATCGTCTCTTAAATTTGTTAAAGTATATGCCATTATCCGTTTACTACCTCTAGTGTTACTGGTCCTGCAGAACAGTTATCTCCACCACCTGATATACCACCTGTTGTAGCACTACTAGTGCTTGTTATGTAAAAATAATTAATTGGTTGTGTTAAAGGGTCAGTTGTTGTTGCACCTGTAACAGTCCCTGAAGAGTCTATTTGTCCTAATGCAATGGTAAAACCAGATGCATTATTTAAATCACTTACGTTATCAAATGTAGGTATAGTTGCAAAAGATTGTAAATTTTTTAAATCATCAGGATTAGAACCTCCTGGACCTGCAGAAGTTACAAGAGGTGGTCCTCTAAATCTAACTATAGAACCTGCTGCTCTTTGGTGATCTTCTGAAAAAACATTTACATAAGTTGTGCCAGAGTAAATGACAGATGTAAAAGGATTTGTATCTAAAAGAATTAAACTTGCTTTAGATGCAGGTTGTGGTCTTGGATTAAATAATGCCTGTGGATCAGAGCCAACTGGTTTTGGTTCTAGTTGTGGCTGTTTTGGTTCAAATTCTGACATGTGAACTAAAGATCCATTCCATTCTCTTACCATTTCATTATATGGAAATTCTAAACCAGATCTATCTGATATTGCTTTTGCATATTTTCCTGCTGCGTACTTACCCATTATACTCCATCTCCATAAAATGTTTGCGGTGAAATGAAAGTAGACGTACCTTGATTATCTGCATCAAGTGCTCTTAGTAATTCACTTTCATATCTTCGTTCTAATTCTTGACTTCTATCTGGTGAATATTTTTGACTTAAATAATATGCAAGACCAGACATCATGCATGGATAAAATCTATTTACTATATCTGAAGTATTTGTGTATGCACCAGCATCTTGAATTTTTGCTAAATAATAAAAACAAAATTGAAAATTACTTGGTGTTGTAGCGTCGGATACACTTGAACTTGGTGTTGTGTATAAAAATATACTTGGATTTAATTTTCTCTCTACATAATATTGTGAAGGTGTGCCTTTAGCTAATTTATTTGGTGTTTGTGAATATGTAGATCTATCTATTTTTGTTAACGCAATATCTTGTGGTGCTGTTGCGTCTGAATTATTTCTGTAATAAGCTTCTAAAACTGTATCTAAATCTTCTGGAAAGTTTTCTGAGTCTGATGCAAAATTATATTCTGCTTGTCCTTCAACTAATGGAACTTTAGCAAGTTTTACTTTCCATAAATGAACTCCTCTGTTTGCCCATTCTTGAAACATTATGTTTAATGATCTTCTTGCTGATCTTAACATATATCCTGTTCTTGCACTTTTAACACCAGTTCTTTCAAATGCTTCCTCTATGATATCATCTATTTGAGGATTAAATTCTGTTTCTTCCGATGTTGGTGAAATAGTTTGAGCAGTATTACCCATACCGCTGTGATTTGTGCAATAATAAAATAATAAAGGCGCGCCTGTGGTTCTTACAGGTGCAACATTAAATGTGGTTTTTGCTCCTGCAGTTCCTGGTGTTCCTGTAGATGTTATACCAGTTGTATAGGCCGTGCCCGCTGGTGTTGCGTGTGTGCCATTTGGTGTTCTAGAAAAAGCAAGTTGGTGTGTATCGTTTGTTGAGTCAGACTGATCAAATATGTAAGTATTGCCTTCTTGTAAATATAAGACAACATTAGCCTCTCCGTTAATATAATATTTATTACCGGTGCCGTATTTGTTAGTTCCCGTTGCTACGGTTACTTTGTAAGTGATGGTAGCCATTAAATTCTCCTAGCCAAATATTACTGTACAAAATGTAACTGCAGATCCAATTACTAATTTAATACTCGTTGCACATCTAATACCTGTACCTGGAAACTGAATGTATTCATTCATACCACCGCCATTAGTATTGTTAGTAGCTCTAACTGTAAATTCTGCAACAGTTGTAGTATCGTCTTTTAAAGTAACAGTGCTTTGTGCAAGGTTAGGTTCTTTATTGATGTAAAGACCTACAATTCTACCTGGTCCTGCAAATATCGTATGTGTAGAGGCACTTGATTTTTGTACCGCTTTTACATCTACTGGATATGTACTCATTAATTTTCTCCTTAAAATTATTTGTGGGGCCGAAGCCCCACATTAATTATTTATTAGTCAGTATGGTTTCTTCCTTGGGAATAAACAATACATACTCTAGCTTTACCAGCACTTGCTGCTGATCCAGATGGGATGTATTTCGCTGCAATACGAACATCGCTAGTTCCAACATTTTTCCACTCAGTACATATAGCTGTTGCTCCAAGAGCGACTGTTCCAGCCGTTCCTACTTCAGCATTATCAATATATAAATCTGAGTTACCAACTATACCCACATCTAATTTATTAGTTGTTCCAGCATCGAAAGCTGTTTCAACATTAACAAAAATATTTTTAATGTGTGATTTAGCAGGAATTACCACCTCTTCGCTTGTGTCAGTTGTGTCAGTGTGAGAAATGTGAAATGATTGTACCATTAACACATGTCCC